GCAGACGTAATGCTTATAAACCCACCTGGCGTAGTAGGTGAGCACAACCATAAGATTATATCTAAGAACACACCTGGCTCTGGGATCAAAACCAATGGTGATGCTAGTGATCTGAAAACTATATCTATAGGTAACTAACGTTTTATAGGAGGTAATCCTTTCTTCTTACGATACTCATCCGTTATAATATCTTGACGAGTGGGTTTCGTAATTTTTTTGCCTAATTTTTTCTGAACAGTTGTAATTATTTTCTTTACTACAGGTCGTATAATTCTTATTAATAATGGTGTAGCAGCAGCACCCGCTGTAGCAACCACTGCTAGTGCGGTCACTGTTGATACTTGATTTATAGGTGGGACGTATTTCTCTATTGGTGAAGTAGGTTCGTACAATGTCACACAGGTAGTGCCCTGCAGTTCATGACCTACAACCTTCTCATCACCTGACTGTGTTACATCACCCACTCTTAGTTGAGCAGGACCTGGACATGGTGTTTCTTCTCCTACACCTCCTGTGTCAGGTGTCTCTGGGGTAGGTGGATCTGGTGGTGGTTCTACAACTGGTGGTGGAACTTCTCTGTATATGTTTAAATCTTCTGGTGTATAATCCATCGCATCATACGTTGGATAATCTGCGTCACAAAGCACCCTAACGTTAGAAGCATCTTCTTCTTTTAAGTTAGGTTGTTCTCTATTCCTCTTTGCATCAGGGTGAAACTTTACACAACCTGGCATATCAACTATCGGCACACCAATATTAACTACCACTGGTGGTGGTTGATATATTGGAACTGTCTTCGTTACATTTGGTATTTGAATCTCATTCACACCTACCTTTTGGATTCCAATGTTAGGTATACTAATATATTCTTCCATAAAAACCTCACGTGAAAAAAATTACCGAAATTTTTTTTTCAACTTATCTCCACTTGGTATGTGGTTTTGATTCTACAGCGATTCTATCTTTTACTTCTATTAACTTTGCAGTCTCTAGTTCGTCACTCTCATCTGCGTGTGTATGATGTGTGACTTCTCTTAGTGTCTTGAGATATTCTAAGACATGTTCTCTGATCTCCATCAGTTCATCATAGCACCCTTGGTTGTGTGCACAACCTCTCAGTTTATGATCAGGTGCTAGGACTGACTCTGTGAATAAAGCAAGTGCTCTATCATATTTGATAGCAGGAGTCTCCACTCCTACAGATGCTTGGTCTCTCATACTTTTGCTTTCTCAATTAGATACTTTTCTTTTGCTCCTGCTTTTTCAGCAGCATATAATGCAAACGACTTAGTAGCAATCATACCCATAATATGTTTGATGTTGTTGCTGTCATTCTCATCAAGTTCTCCTGCCAATCCAACCATAGCACCCATAACAATGCCTAGTTCACACAGAACAACAATAAAGATTAACTTTAATGCCCACTGTCCTGTGTTAAAGAACTTCTTGATTTGTTCTGTTGCGAATTTAGTCATGGTTTAGAATGGTAACGCAGGTCCTGTGATGTCAGGCATAAGTTCTGTGATGCCACCACCTATGTCAGGTACGACAGCTTCCATTACTTTACTCTTGACGTTCTCGATGATAGCATCCTTTCTTATGAATACATATCCACCGAGTCCTACTACTCCAAGTGCTACAACACCTGAGAAGATAGCGATTCCGTTAATAATTTTTTGCATGATCTTATTTGTCTGGGACTATTTTTACAGGACCTTGTTCTATCCTGATGGTTTGAGCAGGAGCAGTCTCTGATGCCTTAGCAATAAGGAACTCCATGTCCTTCTTACTTATGTTAGCACCCGCATCTGCACCATTCTTCTTCTTACCTCCTGCGGAGACACCGAAGGTAGCTACGACTCCTGTGAAGACCGAAGCTATGAAAGTTGGATCCATATCCTGTTTAGGAATTTTTAATGCAGGAGGTAGATCAACATACGCTAATGTTAATATCCCACCCGACCAAATCAAAATTCCAAGACGTACAAATGCACTCAGGATAAACAGTTGTTCCTCTTTATCATCTGCTGCTTCTTTTAGTTTACCTAGGAGACCCTTCTTCTCCTCTTTTGGAGGAGTTTTCTTAACTGGTTCTGGCATAATAAAAATTTATTCTGTTTTATATAGTTACTTTACTACACTACCGCTTATCATATCTAGATAAACGTCATATATTCCTTTGACTCCTTCCCAATCCTCATTCATAGCAGCATTATAGTATGGCATAAAACCAGATGGATCCATACCTATGTTTCTTAATTTTTCAAACCCTGATAATCCATTACCACCGAAGACAGTATCATATTTTTCTGCAGTTGCCTTAGTAAAGTTTGTAAAGAGTGACTCATCATAGTTGTATATCATATTAAAGATACCTGATGTCTGATGATATACTTTACCACACATAACTACAGACTGATCGTTCCATAAAGAACTATTCTTTGCTTCTGCTGCTACTGGTGCTGATACAAGACTTGTTATCTCTTCTAACTTAGATATTGTTTGAGTAGGTTTCGCTACAAATATTACAGTCTTTTCTATACTACCGATGTTAATTACAGTATCAGATAATTTATATGATGGTACAGTATCAGCAGCAAATAATTTCGTAGTGCTGTAGTCACTCATATCCTCATAGAAAACTGTCGTACCTCTGATCAGAACAACTGGTTCTCTTGTGCCATTTACTATCTCATAGTGTAACTGTGATTGCTTGACATTACTACCATGATGAAAGAAAGTATGTCCTCCATCTGTACACCATTGCTTACAGAAGTTCAACCCAGTAGGTAAAGAACCAATGTAATGTACATATGCTTTATGTTCTGGGAATCCAGTTTCAAATGTTTTTAATGCTGTAATCGCTGTGGGTGTAGAAGCATCATCTTCTATCTTAACGATAATATGAGGTGTCCAAGTCATCTGTCACACACTATTTTTTATTATTTATGACACCCTTACTTTGATAGTGCTTGTATGTTCTCCAATCTCTCCTTCTAAAAAGTAATTAAATGCTACCATATATCTGTCCATACCTGACAAATTATTTTCTACTCGGTGCATAAGATGGGAAGGGAATAGAAGTAGGTCTCCTCTATTACATTCAAATGCCCAGTTGTCTGCATTAAATATAGTTAACTCACTTACTGCGGGTTTAATAGTATTAGCAGTCCACGATGGTTGTGTATGTGATTGACAGAATACTATAGCACCAGAATTGGGAGGACATTCTAGATAGACTCCACCACTTAGAAAAGAATTGCAGTGATAATGTTTAGGAGCGTAGTCGTTAGGTGCGTGCTTATTAACCCATGATTGCACGTGCTTTCCCTTTGACTGTTGTATCTTTAATACTTGTGACAAATACATGTCAACGTGTGAATCTATGGTTTCCTTAAGACTCTTAAAAGTTTTGTTCAAAAGAATTTTATTATCCTTACTACTAGAACCAGTCTTGTCAGGGTAAGATTCATATTTTAATGTCTTTAAAAAATCTACATTAATACTTGAGTCTATCTCTACCTGTGTTTTGTACAGAGGTGTAGAGAATAGACCTACTAATTCACTTTTTGTTTGCATTTAGATTGCTGGTTCGTAAGAAACGCTATCACCTTTGTTAGGATAAGCAGCGACCTCTGGGTCTGGGTCTAACCATTTTACATACTCAGGGTCTTCTATACAATAGTCTAATTGTATGGAACTGTCAAGGTAATACATATCTCTGTATCTTCTTGTAATCTCGTTAAACTTCTGTATGCGGAAGTCTGGTTCTCCATTGATCTCTAGCAATCCTTGTTGCACGAAACGATATGGGTATCTTTCTAGGATAACTTCAACAGCCGTCGTCATGGTCTCTGAGGTAGTCATAGGTTAAATTGTTTGGATTCTGTGGAACTACCATTATTTTAGCACCATCAGGCTTCTCCACAAGTACCACTGTGCCACTTTCTGCTTTGTCACAGTAGAAATCTTTTCGTTCTTCAAATTCTTTTTGAGTAATTTCTATCATTGAGTTACACTCCAACAATCTCCTTCGTTTGCACCAACAGGATACTTAAATTCAAACCTCAAGTCTATTACATCTGCTCTACAAGTACCAGTCTTACCTAACCATTGTACAGGTCGTTTGACTTGTTCTTTATAGAACCTAGAAGGAAGAGGTAACTTCCTCTTACCTAGTCTATGTAATCCTTTGGGATGATAATGCCATACATTATACATCAAAGTTATCCTACCCTCGTTTGAGTCAGGTAAAACGCCATGTATATAGCGGGGATCAAATGTTACAAACTTACCTTCTTCTGGTGATGAGAACACCACTTCAGTTGGAGGGAAGTTAAGTAACTCTTGTACGTACCCACCTGTCATAGTATTTGTTATTATAGTAGGACTTATATGATTTGTCAAATAAGTTATAGTAGAACAGAAAGGATACCTCATCATCCCATCGTCCTCCATCCTCATCACCTCATCATGATCTGAATGAAATCCAACTGCCCTATCATTCTCTTCAAAAATGTGGAACCACCATTCAAAACCAACAGGTGCACCCAAAGGTATTCCAGAATAGTTATAGTCATCTTTTAAATAGAAGTCAAAAGAATCTTGTATGTATCTTTCTATAGTATTCTCAGGTTCATCATGTATACCCAACCACATATTTCCTGCAAGAGGATTGAATGCTTTCGCTTCTGCTTTTAAATTTAACAGAGAGTTAGCATCTATAATAGGAGGACAATAAGATATGTTCATCTAATTTGTACGTCTGACATCCTCGTAGTTCTTCTGCGTGGTCTCTGACCCTCTACTTTAATTTCTTTTTGTTTGGGTTCTTTAATTTGTAATACGTGCTTGAGATTATTACCACCCATCTTGTCACCTATAACATATGTTTGGTTAGCACAACCACAAACTTTATAGTCATGATCATGTTTAGATGTAAGTATCTCATTACATTTTTTGCATTGTACTGTTGTCATTTTACTATGTCTATAAACAGAAAAATCATATCATCAGGTGAATAGTTATATCCTTCGTGAACATAATCCATTACATCAAATATTTGAGGTTTTCCTTCTTTCCATAAAACTTTTCTCCCTCTCCATATCATATAGCAATCATCGGAGGGGATGTGGAGTGGTATTTGTATCCTTCTATATTTTTTATCGTATACAGGAGGATCTTTATGAGGTCCTAGTTCTGTACCAGATTCAAACAAGGCAATAGTTGCCACAAGAATCTCTTCTGAATCTAATATCTGTTGTGCTCTCTGGTCATTGACCACAGACTTTCTAACCCCGCCACCATTGTTAGTTTGTGCTTTCAACCAACAGAAATATATATCCTTGTTAGAATAACCAACAGCAGTTGGAGCTCGTCGTAATGGAAAATCTGTGTGTGCTGCCCATTCATATAGATATTTTAAATCACTCGTTTTCATAAGATTCAAGGACTAATATAGAGGGGTTATCTTGTTCTACCCATTCATTCCACTCCATGTATAAATCATACGCTTCATCATAGAGTTCTTCTAAAAGTAATTGTTCAATCCTGTCTTGCATCCATTCAAGATGTAAGTCACATTGTTCTTTAACTGACGGTGGTGCGTTGTTCATTGTAATAATCCTTTCTCATGTAACGTCCAAGTATATTACTGTTGTAGTAATTTTCATTCTCACTCAGTACATTATTTAGAAACAATTGGCGGGTCTCTTCATAATTAACCCAACCCTTTGTAGTATGTAGTGACATTATCTCACGTTTGAAACATTCGTTTCCAATAGACTTTCTATCGGCAGTAAGTTCATCACTACTCCCATAGTATTTTTTCCAGTCACTTTCAGACTTAACTTTCCTAGACTTACCTCTAGGCTTT